AGAAAAGGAGAGTACAATCAGCAATGGCTCTTTCGCAGGGTTTACAAGCAGTAGGCGAAAGCATTGATTCATTTAAGCAATTAGGTGCAGTTATAAAAAGTACAACCGTATTTCAAGAATTAAATAATGCAGCAACTGCAACGGCATCGGTTGTTCAACGTGCTTTTGGTGTAGCAACAGTTCAAACGAGTAATGGATTTAAAGTTTTAAAAGGTGCTATTATAGCAACTGGTTTTGGTGCGCTTGTAGTTTTATTGGGATCAGTAATTGCAAATTTTGATGCTATTTCTGATTGGATAAAGAAAAGTCCACTTGGTGCATTAGCAAAAAGTGTTGGTGATTTAGTTACACAATTTACAGACTTTATTGGAGTTACAAGTAAAGCAGAACGTAGTTTAAATAAATTATCTTCTGCTAATAAAAGAGCAAACGAAGACATTGAAAACCGTATTAAAGTATTAAAGGCGCAAGGCGGTTCTGAAAAGGAAATTTATGACTTAAGCCAACAAAGGATTAATAATGAATTAAATTCTTTACGAGCAAGCTTAAAAACAAAAGGCAAATTAACAGAAGAAGAATATAAACAATTCAGTGATTTAAAAACTGAACAATTAGTTTTGACGGCTGAATTTAATAAAAAGATTGCTGATGATAATGCAAAGGCTGCTGAAGATGCTTCTAAAAAAAGAAAAGAATATCAAGAGAAAAAAGAAAGAGATGAAAAAGCGGCAGAAGAAAAAAGGCAAAAGGAAATACTTGATAAGCAAAAGTGGGATTTAGAAAAAAAGCAATATCAATTAGGAATTGAAAAAGAGGAAAGGGAATATGGTCAGAAATTAATAGATGACGCAGCAAATGCTGACGCAGAAAGGGAAGCAAAAGCAACTAAGGATAAAGAAGATGCTTTAAAATATAGGACTCAATTAGTTATTGATAATTTTAATAGAGAGAAAAATTTAAAAGAATTAGATAAATTAAATGATGATATATTAGCAAAAGCTAAAATAGATAATTTAAATGCTATTGGAAATGCAACGCAGACTTTAGGTGCTATTATTGGTGACCAAACAAAAGCAGGTAAGGCTTTAGGTGTAGCAAGTGCTTTGATTAATACATATACAGGAGCAACTGAAGTTATAAGGGCTAAGTCAACATTGCCAGAGCCATTTGGTACTATTCAAAAGATTGCGTCTGTTGCTGCTATAATAGCAACGGGTATGCGTGCGGTTAAATCAATAACTGCCGTTCAAGTTCCTGGCGGTGGCGGTGGTGGCGGTGGTGCTTCTGTTCCTTCAATATCAACACAAGCACCTATTTTGCCACAATTACCAAGTGCGCAAATGACACAATTAAATCAACAATCAATTAATGATTTAGGCAATCAGGCAGTTAGGGCATACGTTATTGAAACAGATGTTACAGGCAACCAACAAAGAATGGCAGCCATAAGACAAAGAGCAAGATTTAGTTAAACGATAAATATTCACAAATAAACTATTTAAAGATATGAATACAGAGATACCTATTTATATGTTGGACATTACAGATAGCATAGAAGATGATTCACAAGTTGATTTCATTGCATTAGTTGATCGTCCTGCAATACAAAAGAATTGGAACGCATTTAATAAAACCCAAAAATTTGAGGTAACAAATGAAGATCGCCGTATTATTTCGGGTGCTATTATGTTGGCTGATACGCCTATTTTCCGCAGCGATGCTACTTATGGCGATTACTATGTTGCTTTTAGTTCGGACACTATTCTTAAGATTGTACAGAAGTTTTTTAAAAAAGGCTTCCAAAGCAATGTGAATTTAATGCACGATTCTAAGCAACAATTTGAGGGGGTTACCTTATTTGAAAGTTTTATCTCTGATCCTTCTCGTGGCATTATGCCAATGAAAGGCTTTGAAGATGCGCCTGTTGGCAGTTGGTTTGGGTCTATGATCGTGGATAATGACGAGGCGTGGGCTAAGGTTAAAAGCGGACAAATAATGGGATTCAGCGTAGAGGGTTTATTTACCTACAAACCGAAGGAAGTGAACAAGGTTGCGTCTATGGTAGATGCAATCCAAAAAATATTATCACAAGTTAAGTGATAAACTATTTATTTTTTAACTATATAATAAAAAAAGTATGAACGCACAGGAAGCAATTTTAAAAATTAAGGCTTTGTTTGAGGACAACGCTGCGCCTGTTAAGGAAGATGAAGCCGATATGACTAAGGTTGAGGAAACTAAAGTTGAGATGGCAGAATATTCTTTAATGGACGGAACTAAGGTTGAGATTTCAGCTTTAGAGATTGGCGGTTTAGTAACTATTGAAGGGCAACCAGCACCAGCAGGAGGTCATGAATTAATGGACGGCACAGAAATTACCTTAGATGAGAACGGAAAAATTACCGAAATCGAAACTAAAGTAGTGGAAGCAAGTCCAGAAGTTGACACAGAAGTTGAGGCAGGAGCAGATTACAAAGATAAAAAGATGCAGGAAATGGCTGAAAAGTTTGAAGCAAAAATTGCTGAATTGACTGAAGCTAAAAACTTATCTGACGCAAAAGTTTTGGATTTAGAATATAAGGTTAAGCAAGGATTTGCACAAGTAGCTGAATTAATTGAAGCACTTTCAAATACGCCAAGTGAAGACCCTATTAAAAAACCAAATAGCTTTAATGAGTTTGTAAACACAAAGGGCATTAAAGAACAAAGATTAGAAAAATATAGAAACGCAATTTTAAACACTAAAAATTAAATAAAATGGGATTTAACGTAGACGCATTAGCCGCTTATACAGAGCAAAACGAAGCCTTATTGGTAACTGATTCTGTATTAGGTGCAAAGACTGCAGCTTTAATTAAAAGCGCAGGTAACGTTATGGTAGGCGTAAAGTCTGCTGAAACAATTAACATTATGGACACAGACGCAATCTTCCAAGCAGGTGGATCTTGCGGATTTACTGCATCTGGTTCAACAACTTTTACTCAAAGAACAGTAACAGTTGGAAAAATTAAAGTAAACGAATCTCTTTGTCCTAAAGACTTAGAAGCTAAGTACTTACAAAAAGCATTACCAACAGGATCAATGTATGATTCTATTCCTTTTGAGCAAGAGTTTGCAGATAAGAAAGCAAAAACAATTGCTGCTCAATTAGAGGTTGCATTATGGCAGGGCGATACAACGTCTGGCAATGCGAATCTATCTCGATTTGACGGACTTGTTAAGTTAATCGGAGCTGCTTCTGGTGTTGTAGCTGCTAACGCTTCTACTTTCATTAGTGGTGCGCCTTTAAGCACAATTACTGCTGCGAATGTTATTGAGATTTTTGATGGTGTATATCAAGCAATCCCTGCACAAGTTGTAGCTGCTGATGATATGACTATCTTCTGCGGTCAAGATGTATTTAGAACTTACACTATTGCATTAAAGAACGCTAATCAATTCCATTATTCAATTGATGTGAAAGCTGATAGCGAGTTTGTATTACCTGGTACTCCAATTAAAGTTATTGCTTTACAAGGTTTAAACGGAACTAACAAGGTTTATGCAATGCGTTTAAGCAACTTGTTCTTAGGAACAGATTTGTTGAACGAAGAAGAAAAGTTTGAAATTTTCTACGCAAAAGAAGCTGATCAAGTTCGTTTCGTATCTGAGTTCAAAATGGGTGTAAACGTAGCGTTCCCAGACGAGATCGTTAAGTTTATCTTAGCATAATTATTGGGGGGTTTCATCGCCCCCCATTTTTAATAAAATTTTAAATTTAATATTATGCCGTGTGCATTAACATCAGGATACACTTTAGACTGCCGTGATAGCTTAGGCGGTGTTACGGAAGTGTATTTTATAGAAGCAGCCAACGTAACTGCTACAACCGAAGCGAGTGGTGTAATTACCGCATTAACAAAGGCATCAGGTAAGAAGTTCTACAAATACGAGCAAGTAAAAGATACATCAATGATGAATCAAACTATTACTGCAAACGTACAGAATGGAACAGTATTTTATGCACAGGAATTAATGGTTGTATTAAATAAATTACAAACCGCTACAAGAAACGAAATTTTATTGCTTGCTCAAAATACTTTGATTGCAGTAGTAAAGGATTCAAACGGCGTATATTGGTATCTTGGTAAATCAAGAGGATTAGATTTAACTGCCGGTACTGCTGGAACAGGAACTGCACAAGGGGATAGAAGCGGATTCGCTTTAACCTTTACAGGATCAGAAGCAGAATTAGCACCAAGCGTTGCACAAGCAGTTTACTCTGTATTGACAACCGCAGGCGCATAAGTTTTTTCATAGGTTTATAGGTTTGCCGCCGTTCCTTCATTGGTTCGGCGGTTTTTTTTAACATTTATTCGTAAGATAAAGTGTCAAAAAACGCACTTTTTGATACATATTTATTCCATATAAGTCAAATTAAAACATAAGCTGCAACAAATAGTCTTTTTAGCTATATAGTTATATGATTAGGTTAACAAAGGGGGCAACCCAAAACATAATTTTAACCCTAACTGAAAAGCAGTTATTGACTAATCCAAACTATTTGTTTGTATTTACTAATAGAAGTGCAAATACAGAGGTTAAATTTGTTAGTTTAAATAATACAGACATAAGCCAATATAAGGAAAGGTACAATGAATTTAGTATCGTTACAAATACTAATTTTAGTACTGCTTTAAATGGTCAATATGATTACGATATATACGAACAGACAAGTACATCTAACCTTAATCCTGCGGGTTTAAATTTATTAGAATCAGGGATTATGGAGTTAGTCGGAACGCCTTTCAATTTCACGGAATATACTACAACGGACACTTATAAAATAAGACAATAATGGATTTAAGAGTACTAACATTTGCGGAAGCCAAGCAGCCTGAATTTAAAGAAAAGAAAGGCGAAGGTTACATTCAGTATGGCGATCGCAACGATTACCCAAATTACTTAGTTGAACTTTTTAATAAGTCAGCTAAACATAATGCCATTGTAAAAAGCAAGGTGCATTATATTACTGCAAATGGTTGGTCAGGAAGCGAGGAAGCACAGCCTTTTATTGAGCAAGTCAATAGAATGGAGAGCCTTGAAGATTTAACAAGAAAGGTATCTTTAGATGCTGAGTTATTTGGGGGTTATTATTTGGAAATCATTTGGTCAGTTACAGGTCAGTTAAGCGAAATTTGGCATTGTGATTATACTAAGATTCGTACTAATAAAGACAATACACAATTTTGGTATAAAGAGGATTGGGCAGATAGGAATGAAAAGGCGGAGGTTTACCCTGCTTTTAATCCTGCTAATCCATACGGCAAGCACATTCTTTACATAAAAGAATACCGCCCAAATATGGGTTACTATTCTTTGCCAGGTTATTTTGGTGCGCTTAATTACATAGAATCAGATATTGAAATATCTAAGCACGTTTTAGGTAATGCACAGACAGGGTTTTCTGCAAGTAAACTTATTACCCTACCTAATGGCGAGCCTTCGGATGATGAGAAGCGCAATATTGAAAAACGCTTTACAAATAGATTTAGCGGATCAGATGGCAAGAAGTTTATTTTAGCTTTCGTAAATGATAGTGCAAGAAAGCCTATCATTGATGATCTTGGAACTTCTGATATTACAAAAGAGGACTTTGGACGAGTGGATTCTTTGATTCAAACTAATATATTTTCAGGGCATCAAATTACTACGCCATCAATCTTTGGTATTGCAGAGGCTGGTAAGTTAGGCAGCCGTTCAGAAATGAGAGACGGCTATGAAATCTTTAAAAATACTTACGTTAATAGTAAGCAGATGCACCTTGAAAGTGTATTCAATATGCTATTTAAGTACAGAGGTATTGAGGATGCTGATTTAAAAATTATACCTACGGAAGCAATTGGTATTGAGTTGACAGAGAATGGTTTATTACAAATTATGTCTAAAGATGAACTTCGTGATAAAGTTGGATTGATGGCACTTGAAGAAAAAACATCATCAACAAATCAAGACGTAATTGATGCAATAAATAGTTTATCACCATTAGTTGCCACTAAGGTATTAAATCAATTAACGCCAAATGAATTAAGAGCATTAATATCTTTACAACCAAAAGAAGGAGGAGAAGATATACAAGCAGCACAACCAGAAGCATTTTCAGACGATTTCAGCGCATTTTATGAGTTTGGAGATGCAAAGGATAACTATAATATTTGGAAGTCTAAAACACGCTTTAATGACGATTCTGAATATCAGCTATTTGCAGAGGTAAATCAATTACAAGCTAATGTGCTTGATTTGATGGCTAAGGATAAAAGAATAACGCCAGAAGTTTTGGCGACTACCTTAGATCAAAGCGTTGATACTATCAATGAAGTGATTAAAAAATTGATTGTTGATGGGCATATCAAACCAAAGGAATACAAAATAGGCAAGGGGATTGATGAGAATGTGATTACAGAGCATACTTTGACAGAGCCTTTAAAGGATATTTTAGAAAAAATTAAGCCACAGACAACTGAGTTGTTGATTAGATATTCCTACGAATGGAAAGCTGGGTTTAGTAATTCAGATAAAGACACAAGCCGTCCTTTTTGTGTGGCTTTATTAGACGCAAATAAGGTTTACAGCCGTAGCGAAATAGAGTTAATGAGTGCAAGATTAGGTTATTCAGTATGGGATCGTAAAGGCGGTTGGTACACAAAGCCTGGTACAAATGACCACGAGCCAAGTTGCAGACATCAATGGGTTTCAAACATAGTAACAAGAAAAAAATAATGAGCAAGAATACTTTATTTATATCAGTTCAGTCGATTAAGGACAGAACAGGATTGCACGCAAACGTAGATGAAAAATTAGTATTGCCTGAAATTAAGACGGCGCAAGATATGTATATTTTGCCTGCATTGGGATCAGCACTTTACAATGAATTACAAACGGCGGTCGATAGCAATACATACACAAATTTACAAACTACTTTATTAGACGATTACATAGTAGATACATTGATTTATTTTGTAATGTCTGAATTACCACAGGGCTTGTCATTTCAGTTTTACAATAAAGGGCTTTTAAGAAAGTCAGGCGAGAATCAGGAAAACCCTTCAATGCAGGATATGATTGATGTGGCTAACAGATACAAAGCCAGAGCAGAATTTTACAAGCAAAGGTTAATTAAATACCTAAAACAAAACAATGCTTTATATCCTAACTACCTAAACTTTGGTAGCGGCATTGATTCAATCAAGCCTGATAATGAAGGTTACACAGTTTCAATGTACTTAGGGGATGCTTGTTGCAATGATGATGATTACGAGGGCAAACGTAAAAAAACTTTTGAGGAAAGGTATCAGGGTAATATTGGATGCTGCTAATATGAGTAAACAAGTAACTATAAAAAACCAAAATAAGCTAAAAGTTTATTTGGAAAAAGCAAAAAAGAATGACATTAAACCAAATAGTCAACGAACTGACAAAGATAGGAAACAATCACGAACAAATTAATTTTGTTTACTTTGGGGATGTCTGGGAACGTTTAAGCAATGGCGAGGTTACTTATCCTGCTATGTTTTTTACGTTAACAGGTGCTACAATAGGTGCTAAAGAAATAGACTACAATTTTAGTTTTTACTTTATGGATAGGATGCTATCAGAGGAAACAAACGAAACAGAGGTTTTATCGGATCAAACATTGGTAGCACAGGATTTTGTTGCGCAATTAAGATACCCAATTGATTATGGGGTAGTTACTTGGACTTGTGGGGATAGTATTCCAATGACCTATTTTACGGAATCTGATCCTGATTTTTTAGCAGGTGTCAAGTGTGATATTACTTTGAATTTACCATTTATAAACAACAGGTGCCAAGTGCCTACAAATTATACTTATTAATGGAATCAAAAAAAATTAATCAGTTAGCGACAGAGATGACGCCTACGGGATCTGATTTAACAATTATAGGCGATCCGATTACAGGGGTAAGTAGAAAAATTACCTTACTACAATTATCAGCTACAATAGGAACAGGCGCAGATTTACAAGGCGTTACAGATAATGGAGCAACTACAACTAATCCAATAGCTATTGGCGGTTTGACAATTACAGGATTAGCAACAGGGGTTTTAAAAAGCGATAGCGGTGTAATTAGTTCCGTACCTTTTGGTGCTGCTAATGGAGTAGCTACTTTAGGCGGTGATGGCAAAGTGCCTTCAATACAATTACCTTCTTATGTTGATGATGTTGTTGAGGTTGCTAACTTTGCTGCTTTACCTGTAACAGGCGAAACAGGAAAGATATATATTACTTTAGATAACAATAAGGTTTATAGATGGACAGGTTCTATCTATGTAGAAATAGCTGCTAACAATGCAGTATGGGGTGCAATCACAGGAACGCTTAGCAATCAAACAGATTTACAGACTGCTTTAAATTTAAAGGCTAATGATAATGCAGTAGTGCATTTAGCAGGTACAGAAACAATAACAGGATTAAAGTCTTTTAATACTCCTGTTATTTTTAACAATGCTTTAAATTTAACTTTTGGCGCACCTGTTACAGCACTTGGAAATAGCTTTGCAATTTATGCAAGTAAAATTTCAAATTATAGTATTTTATCTTTATATGATGCAGATACAGCAAAATATTCTCAATTAAATTTTGACAATACAACTAATAGAACTTACACATTTCCAAATGCATCAGGTACTATTGCATTGACATCAAATTTAAGTAGCTATGTGCCATATACAGGAGCAACTGCTAATGTAAACTTAGGTCTTTTTGATTTGTATGCTCAAAATATATTAGCTACTGATACATCAGGAAATTGGTTGTCAGCTTTAACAAGAGATGGCGGTACGGCTATTGGTGTATTAGCCTTGAAGTCAGGAGGGTTTACTAATTATTTGCAGCCAATTACAACAGTATCAAGTGCAAGAACTTGGACTTTACCTGATGCAAGTGGAACAATAGCATTAACAAGTGATATTCCTTCTTTAACAGGTTACGTTCCATACACAGGTGCGACAACAAACGTCAACTTAGGAACATTTGATTTGACTGCTGATGTTATTACAGGTGCAACAGGTTCTTTTGCATCAAGCGGTGGTAGTGATACTTTTGCTATTAATCATTCAAGCGGTAGTGGCATAGCTTTAAACATAACAAAGGGCGGTAACGGCGAAGGTTTATATATAAACAAAACAAGTGGTAGTGGTAACGCTGCAACTATTATAGGTACTTTAAACGCAACTACTTTAGTAAAAAGCGGAGGTACATCAAGTCAATTCTTAAAGGCAGATGGTTCTGTTGATTCAAGCACATACTTAACAACAAGTGCAGCAGCAAGTACATATCTACCTTTAGCAGGTGGTACTTTAACAGGAGCATTAAACGGAACGAGTGCAGTTTTTTCAAGTACAGTTCAAGCATCTGCATATAGATTAACAGGGATGACTGCAGGTAGTGGTGCTTTGTATTGGTCATCTGACAGGGTTACATTAGCAAACTACAATGCAACAGGTTTAGTAGTTATTGAAGCAAATAGTGGAACGATTACTGCTACTTTCGGAGGTGCTACATACAACAATGACTTTGTAGGAACAGGAAGATTTACAGGGGCATTGACAGGTACAAGTGCTACGTTTAGTGGTAACGTTGGAGTCTTTGATGCTACTCCCGCATTAAGACTTTCAGTAAGAGCAGCGGATGCGCCAACAACACCAACTTTAGGAACTGCATCGGGACATTTTATTATTGGTAATGGTGCATCAACTATTAGTTATGGTTTAATGTTTGGTGTTAATAATGATGGTAATTCTTGGATTCAAAGCCAACGTATAGATGGTACTGCTACTGCTTATAATTTATTATTACAACCAAGCGGTGGTAATGTATTAATAAATACTACAACAGATACAGGTGGTAGTTGGAAGCTACAAGTGAATGGAAGTGCATATTTTACAAATACAAATTCAGCAGGTTATACTTATTTGACAATAGGCAATAGTGGAGCATCAGGTAGAAGTTATGATATTGGAGTAGGTGGCAATGGTGTAGCTTCTCCATATCAAAATAGTTTTTACGTATATGATAATATTGCAGGTCAGCCAAGATTTTATATTAATTCAACAGGTGCTGCTACATTCTCAAGTAGTGTAACTGCAGCATCAACCTTGTATTTAGGTAATGATGGAACTTATGGAAGTGCTTACAGAACATTAGGATTAACTGGTATTACAAATGGTACACATAGAATATTTGCGGGTACTACTGATAATTTATACATAGCTGCTGCAACATCAAGAGGAATTGAATTTTGGACTGATGGTTCTGCTGCTACAAAAATGCTTATCTCATCGGGGGGTAATGTTACTATCGGTTTGACTGCAAGTAATCTAAGATTAGGAGTAAGAGGTGCAGACACAGGAACTACAAACTATACATTTTATGCAGATAATGGTTCAAATTTATTATTTTCTGTAAGAAATGATGGGCAAATAGCAACTTCTTTAGGTACAGGAACAGTAACTTCAACAGGTGGAGTATTATCTTCTGTTTCGGATATGAATTTAAAAGATGAAGATGGGTTTATAAATAATGCTTTAGAAAAAGTTATGAACTTAAAACCAAGATATTTTCATTGGAAAGAAGAAAGTGGGTTACCTACTGATTTAAGACAATTAGGATTTTTTGCACAAGAGGTTAACGAGGCATTAGGAGAAGAAGCAGCCAATAGTCCAAAGACTAAAAAAGATAAATGGGGTATTTATGATAGAGCAATGATTGCTATGTTAACAAAAGCTATTCAAGAACAACAAGCACAAATAGAAGAACTTAAAGCTAAAATAAAATAATATGAAATACTGGTACATTAATCAATTAGACTGCGTTCCACAAGATGGTGATTTAACAGACTTTGTGGTAGTCGCACATTGGAATCGTAACGCTAAAGAAACAATTAACGGAGTAGAATACTTTGCTTCGGTTTATGGAAGTCAATCATTCTCAAAGGATGATGTTGCTAACTTTATCCCTTACGAGGACTTAACCTATGAAATCGTTTGTAATTGGTTAGATGCTTCAATAGATGTTGCTGCTTTAGACCTTAATTTAGATGCTCAAATAGAAAATCAAGTTAACCCACCGATTGTTGTTTTACCTTTACCATTTGTTAATCCGTAACAAATAACTATATTTGTATAAATATTTAAATTATGGCTTATGTGTATAGGCACATTAGATTAGATAAAAACGAGCCTTTTTATATTGGAATTGGAAGCGATGAAAATTATAATAGGTCAAAAACAAACACAAGAAGGAACAAACATTGGCTTAATATATCTAAATTTGGGTTTGAAGTAGATATTTTATTTGACAATTTAACTTGGGATGAGGCTTGTGAGAAAGAAAAAGAGTTTATTGCTCTTTATGGTAGAAGTGATTTAGGTAATGGTGTTTTGTGTAATTTAACAAATGGAGGAGATGGTGTCTTAGGTAGAATATTTAAGCACACTGAAGATTCAAAGTTAAAAATGAGCAAAACGAGAAAGGGAATAAGACAATATGTTGCATCATTAGAAAC